GGCAATGGAGGAGCAGGGCTGGACGGAGGAGGACTTCCGCCGCGAGTTCGGGAAAAGCTACTTATGAGAGGAGATTTGAAATGCTGAACAAGATTTTTATCATGGGCCGGTTGACCCGCGATCCGGAACTGCGCAGGACGCAGAACGGTACAGCCGTCACCAGCTTCACGCTGGCGGTAGTCCGGGACTTTAAGAACGCGGACGGCACCAAGGACACGGATTTTATTGACGTGGTGGCATGGCGCAACACTGCCGAGTTCGTATCCAAGTATTTCTCCAAGGGCCGCATGGCCGTGGTGGAGGGGCGCTTGCAGCTGCGGGACTGGACGGACAAGGACGGGAACAAGCGGCGGAACGCCGAGGTGCTGGCGGACAACATCTACTTTGGCGATGCCAAAAAGGACGCGGACAGCGGCGCGGCGCGCCCCACCGGCTTTACCGAGATCGAGGACGACGGCGACCTGCCGTTCTGATGGGAGGGGTAAGCGGCATGGATTACTGGCACAAGCGGTACACCTGCCCCTACTTCACCAGCAGCGAGAAACGGCGGGTCTGCTGCGAGGGCGGAAGCCGCGTCAGTTTCGAGACGGGCGGCGCGGCATCCCGCTTCATGAATCAATTCTGTGCCGGTGCGTGGGAGCATTGCACCATCGCACGGCACCTGACGGACGAGTACGAGAGAAAGGAAGAAAAGAATGGGAAAGATGCAGGATGAGATCAAGGGTCTGCGGCGGCAGAATCGGCACCTGGAGAACATCGTACAGCGCCAGCGGCAGCACATCGAGGACGCGGAGAGCGTGAACGAGGCGTTCAGGCGCGGCGTGGATGCGCACTACGCCGCCTGTGCCGTACAGTTTGGCGAGAAGCGTGAGGACTGCGACACGCTGTGGGGCTACCATCTGGAGATCCCTGCGGAGCTGGTGACGCAGGCGCTGACAGACTACACCGTGCAGGTGGCGCTGGACAAGGAGCGCGGCGTTTACGTCATCGGGGCGATGAAGAAGGAGTGAGGCGGTGTGAAGCGCAAACAATTCACGTTTTACAGCTCCTACTGGGATGCGATACAGCCTCTTCCCAAAAAGCAGCAGGCGGAGATCCTTCTGGCGATCTGCGACTATGCGCTGAACGAAACAGAACCGTCCAGCAGTCTCTCCCCCGCCGCCAGTGTCGCATTTAATTTGATTCGCCCCACACTGGACAGCGGCAGAAATAAAGCCGCCAACCGCCAGAACAAATCAGAATCAAACTGATAACAAAAGTGGAACAAACGCAAAACAAAGGCGCAAGGAGAAAGAGGGGGAGAAAGAGGGGGAGAAAGAGAGAGAGGGAGAGTAAGAGAACGAATGTTATATATTACGGCGGCGGGAGTATGTACTACCGGAGGAGGAAGAAATGGACAGATGCGAGGTTGAAAAGCTTTTTACCCTGTTTTCGCAGTTCTGGCCGAACAAGCAGGTCACGACAAAAATGAAGCTGGCGTGGGAGATCGCCTTAGAGCCTTACAGCTACGCGGACGTAAGAGCCGCCGCCGTCGCCTATGCCAGACGCAATAAATTTTTCCCCGATGTGGCGGATATCACGATGGGCATTGCACAGCAGGAGGAGCAGGCGCAGGAAGAACAAGCACAGGACACGACGGAGCGTTTTGCTTGGATGCGGGACTACGTCCACAAGGAGCGCAAGCTGGGCCGTATCTCCCTCTATGCACGGGAACACGGGATGACGTGGCAGGAGGCCAAGGAGGCGCTGGATGGATAAAGGCATCTGGCGCGTGGCAAGAGCGCGGCTGTGCGTGGCCTGTTTGCAGGAGATGGCGGAGGATTACATCGTCGAGCCAGCGTTCCGCGGCTGGGCGCAGGGCGTGTGCCAGCGCTGCGGAAAAGAGCAGAAAATGACGACGGTCAAGCGCTACACCATGAGCAGGCGCGGGCTGGAGAAAAGAGGGTTGTTGAATGAACAGTGAGGATCTGATGCGGCTGGGGCCTGCGGCACAGAAGCAGGTCATGGAGAAGATGCGCAAGACAAGCAAGTACAAGGCGCAGAAGACGCGGCGCGGCAAGCTGACCTTTGACAGCAAGAAGGAGGCGGAGCGCTACGATGCGCTGATGCTGCTGCAAAAGGCCGGGGAGATACGGGGGCTGAAATTGCAGGTGCGGTACTGCTTGCAAGAGGCGTACACGACGTTTGATGGCGACCGCGTGAAAAGTATCGACTACATCGCGGACTTCGTGTATGAGCGCCGGACGTCCCCTGACAGCTATGGGCAGCGGTATTGGCTGCCGGTGGTGGAGGACGTGAAGGGGATGCGGACGCGGGAGTATGCTATGAAAGCAAAGCTGTTCCGCAATCGGTACGGATTTGCCATCCGGGAGGTGTGAGCATGGCCACGGTATACATGATCGTCACCCGTGACAAGTACCGCCTGCCCCGCTGGTGGGGTACGACCACGGCGGAGCTGGCGCGTCTGTCCGGACGGAAATACCAGAATGTCCGTGTGGGGATATGCAAAGCGTTCCGGCACGGCGGCAGCTACGGCTGCTATGAGGTGGTGCGTCTGGAGGAGGGCGAGTGATGATGCCGACAAATCAGCTGCTGACAAAAGAGGCGGCACGAAAACTGATGGCGCTTGATTTGACGGCAAAGGAGCTGACCACCTACGAGAAACTGGACGAGTGGTACACCGCATGGGGCGGACAGTGCTATGTCAGTTTCTCCGGCGGCAAGGACAGCACGGTACTGGCGTATCTGGCGGCTCGGTATTTGGCGAGTTTCAGGACGCCGCCGTGGGAGCTGAACCTGGTGTTTGTGAACACGGGGCTGGAATATCCGGAGATACAGAAGTTCGTGAACGAGTACGCCGACTGGCTGCGGAGGGAGTTCCCCCGCGTGACCGTCAACCTCCACCGTCTACGTCCGAAGATGAACATTCGGCAGGTGGTGACGAAGTACGGGTACAGCATCATCGGTAAAGACGTAGCGCACCGGATAGAAACCGCGCGGCGTTCACCAGATAGCCGAAGTATGAAGCTATTGCGTGGGGAAGTCTTACGCGCCGATGGGGAAAAGAGTATGTACAACTGTGAAAAGTGGGCGTATTTGCTTTCGGCTCCATTTCTCATATCAGACAAGTGCTGTGGAATTATGAAAAAGTCCCCGGCAAAGAGCTATGAGCACCGAGCGGATGTCAAGCCCACGACGGCAACAATGGCGGAGGAAAGTCTTCTGCGTATGCAAAAATGGCGCGAAACCGGCTGCAACGCTTTTGAGGGAAGGCGTCCCTTATCTAAGCCCATGAGTTTCTGGACGGAGCAGGATGTGCTGCAATTTATCGTGGAGCGTCAACTCCCCTACGCCAGCGTGTACGGCGACATCGTGGCCAGCGACGGCGAGAACGACTACGACGCGACGCTGGTGGACTGCCAGCTGCATTGCACTGGCTGCCAAAGAACGGGCTGTATGTTCTGCGGTTTCGGTTCGCATCTGGAAAAGGGGATCAACCGATTTCAGCGCATGAACGAAACGCACCCGAAGCACTACCAATTCTGCATCGGCGGCGGCGCATTCGACACGGACGGTCTGTGGAAGCCCACGAAAGACGGCCTGGGCTATGCCCGTGTGCTGGACTACATAGGAGTGAGGTATTGAGATGGGGAGGCAACACTTGAGCCGGGACGACCGTATCTTTATGGACGGCAAGCGCAGAGGTACGCAGGAGTGCATGGACATGGTGGCAATGGCGCTCATCGACAAGTGCGGCTGGCACGTTCAGGAGGAGACGCCGGACAGCCGAGACACGTTGAGTATCGCGTACCTGTATGAGTGCCTGGAAAAAATCACGCAGGAAATCAACGAAGGCCGCATCAAGCGCAAGCACATCAAGGACGTGCTGAAGGACGAGTGCGGCGTTGTGTTTGGAGATTGAGATGAAAGTTTTGATTGCATGTGAGGAAAGCCAGGAAGTGTGCAAGGCGTTTAGAGAACTTGGACATGAAGCATATTCCTGCGACATACAGGAGCCATCTGGCGGGCACCCGGAATGGCACATTTTAGGCGACGCTCTAAAGACCATCGAGGGGGGGCAAGTGACCACGATGGACGGACAGGCACATGATGTGGGTAAGTGGGACATGCTGATCGCGCACCCGCCGTGCACATACCTGACGGCAGCCAGCGCAGTACGCCTTTTCAACAAAGACCACACGGTGAAGGACTGGGAGCGTGAACGAAAAGGGTGGGAGGCACGTCGCCTTTTCCTGCAAATGCTGTGTTCCGGGGTTGAAAAAATCGCTGTCGAGAATCCGTGTCCACTACGGTGGTTCGGGTTGCCGGAGTATAGCCAGGTTATTGAACCGTACATGTTCGGCGACCCGTGGAAAAAGCGCACATGCCTTTGGTTGCGGAATGTGCCCCCGCTGGTGCCAACGGAAATTGTGAAGCCGGAAGGGTTGTGGGTAGGTAGCACGTCGGGGAGAAACCTCGGAACTGGCCGGGTGAAGTCCGACTATACCCTGAAATCGAACCGTGACAGCAAGACGAGGGCAAAGACCTTCCCCGGCATTGCCCGCGCAATGGCAGAGCAATGGGGCGGAGATGCTAGAGGAGGAATGACATGACAATAGATGAGATCGTGACCGCGCTGCGGTGCTGTGCCGAGGGAGAGTGTCATGGCTGCACAATCCACAATGATAAGCAGCGTTGCCAAGAACGAGTGTTGGATGCCGCCGCTGACCTGATCGAGAACCAGCGGCGGCACATCGAGGCACTGATGAAAGCCAACGCCGGACTGCGGGACACTGTACTGCGGCGGGATGCGCAGATCGCGGACATGAGCGATGGACTGGCACAGTTTGCCAAGGCCGTGGCGGAGAAGGAGGAAAAGTAAATGGACGCTGTGAAGTTTGTCGAGGAGCGCAGAAGAATGTTTACTGTGACAGGGGCGAGCCCGAAGTATAGTTTATTCAACCTGAGTAATCGCGCCGAGGACGTTGTGAAAGAAGTCGAAGCGTGGTCTGCCGCACACCCGCGCAGGACACGGCAGAGCGTGTTTTTGGAGCAGTATCCGGAGGGGGAAATTGACAGCAGCGGGTGTTTGATGCTATGCCCAAAGCGCATTTCCGCTGATTACCGGAACAGATACGGGAACTGTACAAAACGGCTGTGCGCTGACTGTCGTAAAGAATTCTGGGGTCAGGAGGTGGAGTGATGAGCAGCATCACAAGACAGCAGTTTCAAGAGCTTAGAACGCTTGAAGAATTCGATTACGGCGAATTTATCAGACGTTTGGAGTTATACACCGGGATTAAAGCTGTACCATGCACAGCATATCAGTTTTACGATGATTCTGGTGATTACATCTGCGACAGCTGTGACAGTTTAGTAGACGATATTTTGAGATTGGCGTATGTGGAGGTGGAGTGATGGAAATTTTGAAAATTGTTTTCCCGCTGCTGATGGTAGCCGGTGCGCTGGGCAGTTTGGTGGTAAATTTCGCCAGCAAGGGGGACTGGGCTACCAGTTTGCAATGGCTGGGCGCGTGTATCCTGTATACTGCGCTGACAGTGCGAAATATGAGCTGAGGGAGGGCTGACAATGGCTGAACCTAAAAAGCCTTTTTACTGCGACAAGAAATGGAACCTTGGCGGAAGTTTCGGCTGGTGGCATATACCGTACTGTCCGCATTGCAAGCGGCAGTTGGGGCTGGTGGTCGAAGAGAAGAAGGCTGAAAAATGCCCGATGTGCGGCAAACCGTTAGAATGGGATGGTGCTGAAAATGGCTGAATACATCGAACGCACGGAAGAACTCATGCTTGCCATGAACGCCGGTGCGAGAGCAATCGAAAACACGAAGCGTTATCACGGTGCTGTTTACACCAACGCTGATGTTGCTCCGGTGGTATGCTGCAAGGATTGCAAGCACTACGACATGGGTGTCTGCCTGAAAATTTACTCGGACGGCAACATACACTCAGCGGCTTGGCAGAAGCGAAAGCCGGAGGACTTTTGTTCTTACGGCGAACGAAATCAATAAAACGCCGGCATGCCGGTGAAATAAAAAATACGGAGGAAAGATACCATGAATGAGAAGAACGAGAAGAACGAGCAGATGTACATTGTCCGCTGCGACCGCGCAGGCGTGTTTTTCGGTGGCATCAAGGAACGACGCGGCACGGAAGCGACCATGACCAATGTGCGCAAGCTGTGGTACTGGAACGGTGCCTGCGCCATCGAGCAACTGGCTATGGACGGCACCAAGACCCCCGGTGACTGCAAGTTTACTGTGACGGTACCGTTGATGGAAGTGACCGGGGTGATCCAGGTGATCCCCTGCACCGCAAAGGCCACGGCATCCATCAGCGGCGTGAAGGAGTGGAAGCGATGAGCGCGCTGGATGAGAAAGTCAAAGCATTTTTGTCTGTAAGCTCCGGCGACGGCTCCGGCTCCGGCTCCGGCTCCGGCTCCGGCTACGGCTCCGGCTCCGGCGACGGCTCCGGCTCCGGCTCCGGCTCCGGCGACGGCATAAGATCCTTTAACAGCGACCCGGTGTATACCATCGACGGGGTGCCCACGATCCTCCGCCACGTGCGGGGGAACGTGGCGCACGGCGTGATCCTGAACCGCGACCTGACCACCACGAACTGCTACGTTGCCAAACAGGATAACATCTTTGCCCACGGCGAAACGCTGGCAAATGCGATGGAGGCTCTTCGGGACAAGCTGTTTGAAGATATGCCGGTGGAGGAGCGCATCGCGGCATTTTTGAAAGCGACGGAGGACGGCAGGGCATACCCTGCGCAGTATTTTTACGACTGGCATCACCGCCTTACCGGGAGTTGCGACATGGGCCGCCGTCAGTTTGCCCGCGACCACGGAATAGACGTGGACAGCGACACCATGACCCTGCGAGAGTTCCTGGCCCTGACCAAGGATGCCTACGGCGGCAGTGTGATCCGGAAGGCGATGGAAAAGCTGGAGGTCGGTGCTGAAGATATTTGAAAGGAGAGAAAAAATGATTAAGCTTGATGTATGCAAGTATTGTGACCGCTGCCCGCATTTTGAACCGGAAGTTGTCGAAAGGCCACGGGTCGATATGCTGACAAGCTATAGTGTTTGTGATATGGCGGAGAGACGGATGGCCATTACTCGCGGAGATACCGTCGTGAAGTGCTGCAACCGGGATCGGTGTGCGTCCATTTACGAGTATATGGAGGGTCAGAAAAAATGCTGAAAATAGAAAATGCCGAAGCAGTTTGCTGGACAGCGGCATGCGCCACGCGGCGAAGTATCTGGCCGGGCAGGAGGACGAAGATCACCTGTTGGCGGCGGCGTGGAACATTTTGTGGGCAATCGAAATGCGGTGCAGAAAACCGGAGTGCGTAGATACGCCGTGGAGGGACAATGCAGAAGGGTGATGTGATTCGTGCGCGGTTTCTGACGATGCCGGAGCCGTTCCCAGGCTCCGGAAATCTCGAAAAGCAGTACCCAGTGCGGCGTGCGACGGTGGTTTATGTGCATCCAAAGGGGCGCTATATCGTGGCGGAGTGCAAGGGCATCCGCGAGACGTTTTTCCCGGAGGATGTGGAGAGATGAAAAAAGAGGGCACCTACATGGTGTCCTCTTTTTGAGTTGTCATGGTCTTGTATAAAGCCCGGCGGCCTGCGCCAGCAGCAGGCGGAGATAGGCTGGGCAGCTCCTCACGCCGCGCTCCCAGTCCTCCAGTGTGCGGGTGGGGATGCAGTAGCGCATAGCAAAGGCTGCTTGGGACAGGCCGGTGTGCTGCCGGATGTCGCGGATCGTCAGGTGGGCGGCGTCCCAGAGACGCGCCAGCAGGTCGATGCGGTCTGCGGGGATGTCCGCGTCCCCCCAGACGGAGGACAGCGACCAGTCGGAAACAAAAGCGTCTCGGTCGGCGGCGGCGAGTGCTGCGGCGAAAAGGGTGCAAAACAGTTTGTCTGTCATGTTTAATATCCTTTCGTAGGTGAAAATGTGAAAAAGGAAAAGCACCGGTGACCGGTGCTCTTCCCGCGGGTGAAGGACTTGTCCTTCTCACCTTTTCAATCCACGGATGCAAGCGCCTCCTGCATCCGACGAGAATAGGTTACCACGCTGCGCGGGAAATGTCAAGCGCCATCATGACCATGCTCCGCCCGCCAGATATGCGGCGTTCTCGCGCTCGGTCTGCTCGTCCTCTGTCAGGGTATTGTCGATCATGTCCGCAATCTGCTGCTGGGTCTTGTATCGTACCGCAATACCAACCTTCGTGACGTCAGCGTCGTGGTAGACCGTCCATTCCTCGCGATCCCAGTGGTACTTGCACCAGACATCGCCGGTGGCCTTGTCGTAAAAGATCTCTGCGTACTCCCCAGTGCGGGAGCCGAGGCCCTTGGTGTAGTCGGAGGCTTTTGCCAAGTCCTCCGTGTTGATGTTCCGTCCGTGGGTGTTGATCTCCATGTTCTGTCCCTCCTGTTAATTTGGTTATGGGGTGGGGCTGATGCGCTCAACCCCGCCAGAAGCGGTAATGTGATCAGCCGATCAGTGCTGCGGCCGTAGCGGCCACGCGCTCCTCAGCGGCGCGGATGCTGTCCGCCTTGCTGTAGGTGTGGGCCACCGGGGCGTCCCGGAAATCGTGCGCGGCAAAGTCTTCGGCGGCGGACTTGTTGTCAAACCATGCCTCCCGGCAGAAGTCAGATCCCCATACTGCGTAAGTGACGGAATAAAAAGTCTTTTTCATGATATTTCCCTTTCTGCCGCTGTGCGGCTGCACGGTTTTTTGATCTGTCTATATACTACCACGCAATGCGTGGTATGTCAAGAGGGAAAATGAAAAATATAAAAAAATTTTTCGTTTGAGGGGTGCGCGGGCGATATACATATAGGTATGCTGGATATGCAGGGGCAACCTGCCCGTGCCGATTCATTTTTTTCCCCTCTTTTCTACCCGTTTGGGCGGGGCGGCGGCTCCGCCCTGACGGGGCTAACGCACAAAAATTAGCATTAGGGTGTGGCGGAAGCCTGGGACAGACGTGCCAATGACAAAGGCCAGTGGTGGGGGGTCGGTGCGTCAGGAACGAAGGAGTGGTGACAATGGCTGCGCGGCTGACAGACCGACAGAAAAAGAAAATACTGGCGGACTATGTGCAGACCAACAACTACTGCGCCACCGCGAAGATCAACGGCGTGTCCGCGACGACGGTGAAAAACCTTGTGCGGGCGAATGCAGACATTGTGGAAAAGTGCGAACAAAAAAAGGAAGAGAACACGGTGGACGTGCTGGCATATATGGATGCCCAGCGGGAGACGGTGTGCCAGATCATCGGCAAGGGGCTGGCGGCGCTGAACGACCCGGAGAAGCTGGCGGAAGCAACGCCCAGCCAGATCACGACGGCGATCGGGACACTGATAGATAAGTGGACGACAATGGGATCTGCTGTGGATAATGGCGGTGGCGGCGTGGTGCTGATGCCGGAGGTAAAAACGGATGCCTGAGATCGTGTGGAAGCCGCAGGAGCGGCAGGCCGTATTTATGGCAAGGCCGGAATACGAAGCCCTGTATGGGGGGGCGGCGGGAGGCGGCAAGAGCGACGCGCTGGTCATCGAGGCGCTGCGGCAGGTGCATATCCCGTGGTACAAGGCGCTGATCCTGCGCAAGACGTTTCCCCAGCTGCGGGAGCTGATCGACAAGACGCTTAATTATTACCCCCGTGCGTATCCCAAGGCACGGTACAACGGCAGTAAACACACATGGCGGTTCCCCTCCGGCGCACAGATCGTGTTTGGGAGCATGAACAGGCCGCAGGACAAGATACAGTATCAGGGGCAGGCATATGACTTTATCGCGTTTGACGAGCTGACGCATTTTACGCAGGAGGAATACGACTACCTTAAATCCCGTAACCGTCCCAACGGAGCGGGGACACGGGTCTATATGCGATCCACCGCCAACCCCGGCAACATCGGGCATGGCTGGGTCAAGGAGCGGTTTATCACGGCGGCGCCGCCAATGCAGCCCATCACGGAGGAGGCGGTGTGGTATACGCCGGACGGGAAAAAGCACACGGGGCAGCAGCAGCGGATATTTGTGCCGTCCTCGGTGTTTGACAACAAGATATTGATGGAAAATGACCCGCTGTATGTGCAGCGGCTGGCCAGTATGCCGGAAGCGGAGCGCAATGCCCTGCTGTACGGAAATTGGGACAGCTTTGAGGGGCAGGTGTTTACGGAGTGGCGCAATGACCGGGAACACTATCTGGACAGGAAAAACACACACGTCATTGAGCCGTTTCGGATACCGGATGACTGGGTGATCTGGTGCGGGCTGGACTGGGGTTATTCCCGTCCGTTTTCCGTTGGTTGGTACGCGGTGGACAGAAACCGGCGGATGTACCATATCCGGGAGTTTTACGGCTGCAACGGAACGCCTAACCGCGGCGTGATGTGGGAACCGACCAAGGTGGCGCAGGAGATACGGCGCATCGAGGCGGATGATCCCAACCTGCGGGGACGGGACATACACCGCGTGGGTGACCCGGCGATCTGGCAGAGCGACGGCACGGAAAGCGTGGGTGCGCTGATGGAACGGGAGCGGGTCTACTTCGAAAAGGGCGACCATGCACGGATCAACGGCAAGATGCAGATCCACCACCGGCTGGCGTTCGACGCAGACGGCGTGCCGATGCTGTATGTGTTCGACACCTGCAAGCACTTTATTCGGACGGTCCCGAATCTGGTCTATGACCAGACAGACGTGGAGGACATCGACACGGACGGCGAGGATCATATCTACGACCAGCTGCGGTATGTCTGTATGAAAAACCCTATCGGGCCAAGAGACATGGGACACATCGTGGAGCGGCCCTATTCGCCGCTGGACACGGAGGACGAGTACAGGCCCAGCCGGTACGCATTTTATCAGACCTATTAAGGGGGAAAAAGATATGGAAAGATACGGCATCCCCGGCATTGTGCCGGAGGACGGTATGCCGCCGGAGATGGCGGCGATGCTGCTGGAGCGGACGGACGCCACGCCCACCATCACAGATAAGGACGTGGAGCGCGGGATCGACCTGCTGACGCGGTACAAAAACGGCAAGGGCAATCTGGAGAGCCGCGTGGTCAACGACGAGCTGTGGTGGGAGCTGCGGCACTGGGAGGGCATCGGTCAGAGCAAGGCCAAGCTGGTGGACAAGAGCGGCAAGGAAGTCCTCTCCTCCCCTCCCCAGCCAAAGCCTACGTCGGCGTGGCTGTTTAACACCATCCAAAACAAGCACGCGGACGCGATGGACAACTACCCGGAGCCGGTGGTGCTGCCCCGTGAGCGCAGCGACGAGCAGAGCGCCAAGACGTTGAGCCAGATTTTGCCGGTGGTGCAGGAGTACAACCATTTTGAGCAGGTGTATTCCGACAACTGGTGGGAAAAGCTGAAGCACGGCACGGCGGTGTACGGCGTGTTTTGGGACAGCCGGAAGGATAACGGGCTGGGCGACATCGAGATCCGGAACATCGACCTTCTGAACCTGTTCTGGGAGCCGGGGATCACGGACATCCAGAAAAGCCGGAATCTGTTTATCGTGGATCTGGTGGACAACGACCTGCTGGACAGCGAGTACCCCCAACTCAAGGGCAAACAGAAGGGCAAGGTCGTGGACGTGAAGGAGTACATCTACGATGACACCGTGGACACCAGTGAGAAGAGCGTGGTGGTGGACTGGTATTACAAGGTCAAGACGCCCAGCGGCAGGACGGCGCTGCACTACATCAAGTTTGTGGGGTCTACCCTGCTGTATGCCAGCGAGAACGATCCGGACTACCGGGAGCGGGGCTTTTACGACCACGGGATGTACCCTGTTGTGCTGGACGTGATGTACCCGGAAAAGGGTACGCCTATCGGCTTTGGGTATGTGGCGATCTGCAAAGACCCCCAGCTGTACATTGACAAGCTCAGCGCCAACATCCTGGAAAACGCGATGATGGCGACCAAAAAGCGCTTTTTCGTGTCGGAGAGCACGGCCATCAACGAGCAGGAGTTCATCGACTGGAACCGCCCTCTGGTACACGTCAACGGCGAGATCGGCGACCAGAGGATCAAGGAGATCGTCACCCAGCCGCTCAGTGATATCTACGTCACGGTGGCGCAGATGAAGATTGAGGAAATGAAGGACACGGCGGCAAACCGCGACGTGAACTCCGGCGGCACCTCCAACGTGACGGCGGCAGCGGCGATTGCCGCCTTGCAGGAGGCCGGAAACAAGGCAAGCCGGGATATGATCTCCGCCAGCTACCGCGCCTATACCCAGATCAACACGCTGTGCGTGGAACTGATGCGGCAGTTTTACGATGTGAGCCGCAGCTTCCGCATTACCGGCGAGGGCAACGAGTATCAGTTCGTAGATTTCGACAACGCGGGCTTGCAGGATCAGGTGACCGGGCTGGATACGATGGGCAACGAAATGTACCGCAAGCCGGTGTTTGACCTCAAAATCAAGGCGCAGAAAAAGAATCCCTTTTCCCGCATGGAGCAGAACGAGCGGGCAAAGGAGCTGTACTCGCTGGGCTTTTTTAATCCGGACAACGCGCAGGCCAGTCTGACGGCGCTGGAGATGATGGACTTTGAGGGCATCCAGACCGTGCGGGAAAAGGTGATGCAGGGGCAGACCCTGCTGAATATGCTGATGCAGATGCAGTCGCAGATCGCCATGCTGACGGGCGCTATCCTGCCGCAGGAGGGCACTGGCGATGCACCGGCGCAGACTGGCGGCGGCGCACCTGCGGAGGCCACAAGCCAGCTTGCAAGCGGAATCATGGAGGCGCAGACGCCGATGACCGGCTACGGGCAGGCATTGGCAAAGCGGAGCACGCCCAGCCTATGACGGAGGTAACACTGCATCACGGGGACAGCTGCTCCGTGAGGTGCAAGGGACACGCCACGGGATACCCTGACGTGTGTGCGGCGGTAAGCTGTCTCTTGTACACGGCGGCGGGCTGGCTGCACAACACGCAGGAGGCGGAGCTGGTGCTGGAAAGGCTGGACAGCGGGGATGCGTACCTGCGCTGGCACGGCGGGAGGTGGCTGTATGACCTGCTGGAAATCGGCTTTTTGCAGCTGGAAATGGCAAAGCCGGAGGCGATCTCCGTAAAAATCGAAAAAAAATAAAAATATTTTTCGTTTTAGGGGTGCGGGAGACCGCGCCCCCTTTCTATGATATAGATACTTCCTCCCTGCCTGCGCGGTGTGACGGCGGCAACGAGCCGCCGCCCGCCGCAAGGGTGGATGGGGAGCGCTGCACGGGAGCGATATGCCCGCGAATCAAAGGAGGAACAGATATGTACCTTTACAAGATTTCCCTCGGCCTCTTTGACGGCGAGGGCAGCGATGGGGCGACAGCTGCCACCGCACAGGGCGAGACACAGGCAAGCTCCGGTACCACCCGCCAGAGCAAATCGGGCGCACTGGCCAACGTCAAGTACGGCAAACAGGCGGAGAGCCAGACGGAAGTACAGTCCGACGCCGGGACTGATGATAAGGTGAAGGACGTGGAGACCACGTCCGACGCGCTGGAGGCCAAGAAAAAGGCTTTCCGGGAGCTGATCAATGGGGAGTACAAGGATCTGTACACCCAAGAGACACAGCGGATGATCGACCGGCGCTTCAAGGAGGCGCGGGAGACGGAGAAGCGGATGCAGTCCTACCAGCCGGTGCTGGATACGCTGATGGAGCGTTACGGCATCGCGGACGGGGACGCAAAGCGTTTGCTGGAGGCCGTGGACAACGACCACGCCTACTGGAGCGAAGCCGCCGAGGAGGCGGGCATGAGCGAGGAGCAGTACAAGGAGTTCCGCCGTCTGCGGCGGGAGAACGCCGAGCTGCTTCGCGGCCAGCAGATGCAGCAGCAGGAGGCGCAGATCCGGGCGCAGAGCGAGAAGTGGTACATGGAGGCGGAGACCATGAGGGGCAATCCCATGTACCAGAACTTTGACCTTGTGCAGGAGCTGCAAAACGACGAGTTTGTGAGCCTGCTGAAAGCCGGTACACCGATGGAGCACGCCTACAAGGTGCTGCACTTTGACGAGCTGATGGGCAACGCGGTACAGGCCGCTGCCGCCAGCACGGAGAAGAAGGTGGCCGATAACGTCCGGGCTAAGGGCAATCGTCCCAGTGAGAACGGCACCAGCTCCAACAGCGCGTTTGTTACAAAAACGGATCCCTCAAAGCTGACGAGAGCGGACTTTGAGGAGATCGAGCGGAGAGTAGCAAGAGGCGAGCGCATTTCCTTTTGACCTACGGCTCCGCTGCGATATGCGGAAAGGAGCTATTACATGAACGCAATTTACAACGACCTGTACCTGATGCCGGTGGTGCTGAACCTGTTTGACGCATACACCAATACCACGCTGGATCCCGGTCTGAGCGACGAGATGAAGGTGTATTACTCTATGCGCCTCATCAACCTCGCCGAGCCGGAGCTGATCCATGACCAGTTTGGCCAGAAGCACCCCATCCCCAAGAACAGCGGTAAAACCATCGAGTTCCGGAAGTACGACAGCCTGCCCAAGGCTCTGGTGCCTCTGACCGAAGGTGTGACCCCCGCCGGGCAGAAGATGAGCATGGGCGTGATCCGCGCCACCATCAAGCAGTACGGCGGTTACATCGAACTGTCCGACATTCTGGAGCTGACGGCTATCGACAACAACCTGGTACAGGCCACCCGCCTGCTGGCATCTCAGGCAGGCCGTACCGCCGACACCATCACCCGAGAGGTGCTGGCTGGCGGCACCAATGTGGTGTACGCCGGTGGGGCGAAGGATCGCTCTGAGCTGGTGGGCGGCGACAGCACCGCCGAGAACAACAAGTACCTGACGGTGGATGACATCCGCAAGGCTGTACGCGCCCTGAAGGTCATGAACGCCCAGAAGATCAACGGCTACTTTGCCGGTATTATCCATCCCGACACCGCCTATGACCTGATGAGCGACAAGAAGTGGGTGGATGTGAAGACCTACTCCGACCCCGACGGCATCTACGAGGGCGAGATCGGCAAGATCGAGGGTGTGCGCTTTGTGGAGACCACAGAGGCAAAGATCTTCCACGCCACTCCCCTGAAGATCGAGGACGGCGCCGAGGAAAGCGCCCGAAACCTGACTGCCAAGAGCGCGACCGGGAAGGTCATTACCATCAAGGAAAAGCTCACCGACAAGCAGGCCAAGGCGCTGACCGGCAGAGACATTCTGATCGGCAAGGATTTGCTGGAGGTGGAATCTGCTGCCGCAGGTGCTGCCGGTGCCGCTACCATCACTACGAAAACGGCACCTGCCGCTGTGACCGACGGCACGGTGGTGTATCCCGGCGAGGGCGGCGCAAATGGCCGCGACGTGTACTCTACCCTGATCCTCGGCGCAGACGCCTACGGCGTGACGGAGCTGGAGGGCGGCGGCTTGCAGCACATCGTCAAGCAGCGCGGCTCTGCCGGTACGGCTGACCCGCTGGATCAGCGTGCCACCGCAGGCTGGAAGCTGACCAAGGTGGCGGAGCGTCTGGTGGAGCAGTACATGGTGCGCATCGAATCCGCCTCCACCTTTGAGAGCGGCGCGATGAACTGACGGTAACGCGGAGGGGGTCATTCCCCTCCGCATACCCAAAATGCAAGGAGGAATGAGCATGGCTGACAACAAGAAGCAGAGAACTCCGGAGGAGATGGAAAAGGCGCTGGCAGCAGCAAACGAGGCGCTGGCGCAGGCCAAGAAGGAGGCGGAGGATGCCAAGGAGGCCGCGAAAGCAGCAGAGGCCGTTATGCGCGGCATGGCGGCAGGGGAAGCCTCCGACGACGGCATGGTGCCGTTCTGGGCGTTCAAGGATGATGATCGGTACAAGGACGACATCGTGGTGGGCTGGAACGGCAAGGTGTACCGCATCCAGCGCGGCAAGCACGTCCGCATTCCCCGCGAGGTGTACAACATCATCCGCCGCTCTATGGCACAGGACGCGGCGACGGCGGAGATGCTGGAGCAGAAGAGCCGGGAATATGAGGCGGTCAAGGCGCAGCTGAACTGACAACTGCATACTACCGCGAGACACAAAGATGGCTGTGACACGGCGCAGCAAGGCAAGAGGGGCGTTTCCCTTTTGACTTGCTGCGCCGTGTCACAGCAGAAAGGACGTGAAACATGACAAGAACGATCCCGCTGAAAATACAGAATGAATACATCGCCGGTGACAAGGTGCTGATCGGCGCGGCGGGAAGCCACAATGATGTGGTGCTGCGGATGGAGTTCTCCCCCATGTGGGAGGGGCTGGCGAAAACGGTACAGTTCTGCGATGCGCTGGGCGAGAGCACCGTGGAGGTGCTGCTGGCTGCACAAATGCTGGAGAGCGATACCACCAACGTCTACCTTGTGCCGGTGCCGAACGGGGCAAAAAAGTACGCGGGAGATATGGCGCTTGCCATCAAGGGGGCAGAGGCTTCCGGCGGCAAAGAGGCGAGGGCGACTACGGCGGTATACGGCACCTTTACGGTGGGCGAAAGTAAGTGGAGCGGCAGCGCAGAAACGGAACAGGATGTGCCGCCTACACAGGCAGCGCAGATGCAGACACAGATCGAAGCGATCATCGGAACGATAGCGGATGCACGGGCCGCCGCCGAAGATGCCGAGAAAAGCAAAGATGCCGCCAAACAAAGTGAAATCAGCGCGGCATATAACGCCAATGCCGCAAGAGAAAGCGAAACGAAAGCGGCGGCAAGCGCGGAAAGCGCCAAACAAGATGCCGCTGCAGCAAAAAGTGACGCCGTTTCAGCCGGACAGTCCGCAGCAAAGGCGGAAAGCGCCGTTGGGAAATACCCGTATTTAGGCGGGGACGGATACTGGATGCTATGGGATCCGGAAAGCGGCAGCTTTTACAAAAGCAGCATCAGCGGAAAAGGAAAAACCGGCCCGACAGGAGCCACCGGGCAACAGGGCATCCCCGGCAAGGACGGTGCGCCCGGCAAGGACGGCGCGCCCGGCAAGGACGGTGCGCCCGGCGAAAAGGGCGATACCGGCCCAGCTGGCGCAGTGGTAGAGGCGGATGGTATGTATGGTTTTCGGATCGATGAGACCGGACATCTGATCCTGTCTTATACGGGGAACGTACCGCCGAATCTCTCCATTAACAGCGCCGGTCATTTAATACTGACAGTGTAAGGAGGAACAAAAATGCCTGAAATTGATTTGGGACTGGTGGTCGGCCCAGCTGGCGCGCAGGGCGCGACAGGCCCAGCCGGTGCAGAAGGAAAACAGGGCGAACGAGGGCTTCCCGGCAAGGACGGTGCGCCCGGTGCGCAGGGCGACCCTGGGGCTGACGGGAAAAGCGCATACGAAACGGCATCTGCCAGTGGCTATGTCGGCTCTGAGGCGCAATTTGGGCGTGATCTTGCAGACGTACAAAACGCCGTCAAGTACAATGCCCCGCAAACCCTGACCGACGCCCAGAAGGCGCAGGCACGGGCGAACATCGGCGCACCAGCACCGTATACGGCGGGCGATGGTATCTCCATCAGCGGCGGCGTCATTGCCACCAAAGTGCAGCCCTGCACCCGGAACCTGCTGGACAACTGGTATTTCGGTGCGCCGGTGAACCAGCGGGACGTCAGCGGCACCATCAGCAGCGCAGGGTATTTTCTGGACCGCTGGAAGCTGGTGAGCGGCAGCGTGACGATCAACACGGACGGCATCACGCTGAACGGAACCATGCAGCAGGTGTTGGAGACTGCGCCGGTCGGCACTGTGACGGCATCTGCCCTGACGCAGGCCGGAGTGGGCGATGTGGTGCCGACCTACGACAGCGCAACCAAGACGGTCACAGTCACGGCGGCGGGGAAAAAACTCGTGGCCGTCAAACTGGAGGTGGGAACGGAGCAGACGCTGGCCCATCAGAACAGCAGCGGCGCGTGGGTTCTCAACGAGATCCCCGACTACGGCGAGGAGTTGACCAAGTGCATGAGATATCTCCAGATCATCTCCACGCCCTACGACACCTCCGGCAACGGAGTGGCCATCGGGTACGCCAACAACACCGTCGACCTGTGGGTACCCATCCCGCTGGCTGTGCCCATGCGCATATCGCCTACGCCCACCATCCCCACCGGCGGCGTATCGCTGTTCAAGGTGGGCAAAACTTCCGGCAGTCCGAAGGACGTCACCAGGGCCACAGGCGGCTGGGCGATGCAGACCGGCGGGGCTTGCAGCATGCGAAGCCTGATCTTTACGTCCAGCGGCCTGACGGCTGGCGAGACCTACGCCCTGTTCATGCGGCAAGGGGCACAGATCGTGCTCAGCGCCGAGTTGTAGGAGGTGACCGGATGGAAGCGTGGACAAATGTCGGCGTGCCGCTTCTTGTGGCACTGCTGACCTCCACCGCCCTGTGGGGCGTGGTGAGCAAGGTGATCCTCAAGCGGATGGAGCTGACGGCCAAGCGCAGCAAGGCAGACGATGCGGAGCGGAAGATGCTGGTAGGGCTGGCCCACGACCGCATTATCCACCTCGGCATGGTGTACATCGAGCGGGGCTACGTCACACAGGACGAGTATGAGAACTTGCAGGTGTATCTATATGAGCCGTATGAGGAGATGGGCGGCAACGGCAGCGCACGGCGCGTCATGGAAGAAGTGCGGAAGCTGCCCATACGGTGAGACAAAAATGGAACAGGCCGACAGGCCGGAAAGGAACTTGTTATGAAACTGAACAACAAGGTATACGACATCCTCAAGTGGTTGGTCATCATCGTTATGCCCGCCGTGGCTACGCTGTACGCGGCGCTGGCGGCGGTGTGGGCGTGGCCTTATGCGGATGAGGTGGTGACCACCATCACCGCCGTGGACACGTTCCTCGGCGCGGTGCTGTGCATCAGCACGGCACAGTATCACAAGGAGGCGGGCAACAATGGCTAAGAGAGTGTATCTGTCCCCCAGCGACCAGCGGCGGAACACCTACGCGGTGGGCAACACCACCGAGGCCATCCAGTGCGGGCGCATTGCATGGGCTTGCAAGACCGCTCTGGAGCGCTCCGGCGTGGAGGTCATGCTGAGGCAGTACGACACGATGGCAAACCGCGTGGCCGAATCCAATCGCTTCAAGGCGGATCTGCACGTCCCCATCCATTCCAACGCCTGCAATGGCAAGGCCAGCGGTACGCATCTGTTCTGTTACAGCGGCGACCGGAACAGTGCCGGGTACAAGGCGTGTCAGGCTGTAATGGACGTACTTGGCCCGATTACGCCGGGTGCGCCGGACGTGATCCGAGCCTATCCCGCACTGTATGAGGTGAAGCATCCTGCCGCCACGACGGTGTACATCGAGACGGACTTCCACGATGTTCCCAGTGTTGCACAGTGGATCATCGACAACACCACCCTGATCGGCGAGACCATCGCCAAGGGGCTGTGCGCGGCGCTGAGCGTACCCTTCGTGGAGAGCGCCAACGCGCCGGTGCCGGTGCCTGCGGAGAAGGACGCGACGCTGCCCATGCAGGTACGGATGCTCAGGCGCGGCATGAAGGGCGCGGACGTGAAGACGCTGCAGGCGGCGCTGATCGCCTACGGGTTCTCCTGCGGCTCTGCCGGTGCGGACGGAGACTTCGGCGGCGGCACCGAGGCGGCGCTGAAGAAGTTCCAGACCAAGTACAAGCTTGGTGCGGACGGTATCGCCGGTAAAGGCACCTGGGGCAAGCTGCTGGGGGAGTAAGGAGGTGCGGCATGACAGTAACGGGAACGATCTCCAAGGCGGATGAGCTGCGGATGAATACCATCAGCGACGAGCAAAAGGCGGCGTGGGTGATGGGACTGGATAAGGAGATCGCAGAACGGATATGCACAGAATCTCGCGTACACGACTGGCCCACGGGGGACGGGGAGCTGCTGCTCCCTTCCCCCTATGACCGGGTATATGTGCTGTATCTGTGCAGCCAAATTGACTACTACAACAACGAAACAGCGCTGTACGGCAACGACAAAGCCGTGTATGACGAGGCGCTGGGTGAGGCGCTGGCGTGGTGGCGGCGGAACAACTGCCCTGCGTATGGCGGAAGTGTGCAGGTGATGTGATGCGAATGCCGGAATTGCCGTATGATCTGCGGCCAAACAAAGTGGATATTGTACAGATGCGCGGCATCAACTGGTCGGATGCGCTGAAAGACGGCGATTTACGGGATAGCCTGAATGTGTCTGCCAGGCGGTGGCCCTATATTACCACGCGAAAAGGCCGCGTGAAAAAAGACCCCTATAAGAACGCCACGGCAATGACGGCATGGGGAAAGCTGGTCGTGGTACAGGGGACATCTCTGCTGTATGATGGGAAAAAGATCGGGACAGTGACAGCAGGGCAAAAGCAGTTCGCCGTGATCAACACGAAGATGGTGATATGGCCGGACAAGGTGTATCTGGATATTAACTCCAAAAAAATAAAGCCGCTGGCGGCGACGGTGACGGGAAGCAAAGCCAAGTTTACGAAGAATAAGATGACGGTAAGCGGGTGGACGGACCTGACAACGCTTTTCAAGGCGGGCGACGGCGTTACGCTATCCGGCTGTGTGACCCAGAGCGCGAACAACAAGGATTTTGTGATCAAAGCCGTCACTGCCAAGGAAATCACCGTGGCGGACAATACCTTTACAGAGGCGACGGAAACCAGCACAAGCATCAAGATAGAGCGAAAAATCCCGGATCTTGATTTTATCTGCGAAAGCGAAAACCGGTTATGGGGGTGCAACAGTACAACACAGACACTGTACGCCAGTGCGCTGGGAGACCCCACCAACTTTTATGTGTACGAAGGACTTTCAACGGATTCCTATACGCTGGCGGTCGGCACGGATGGAAAATTTACAGGATGCTGCAAGCTCAGCTCTTCCGTGTTGTTTTGGAAGGAAACAAAACTGCACAAAATGCTGGGCGGCTATCCGGCAGAATATTCCATGTACACTTACGAGCTGGAAGGTCTGCAAAATGGGTGTCACAAGAGCCAGCAGGTCATTAACGACACGCTGTTTTACAAAGGGCCTCACGGGGTGTACGCCTATTCCGGCGGTACGCCCACGCTGATCAGTGAGAATTTCGGCGAGAAAGTTTTTTCGGACGCGGTGGCAGGAAACGACGGAGACAGATATTACCTGAGCGTAAAAGACGGTGACACAAGCCGCCTGATGGTGTACGAGACCAAAACAGGCATTTGGGTGCGGGAGGATGAGACAAAGGCGGTAGATTTTGCGCGGCTGGGTCGGCAGCTTTATATGCTGGACGGCAGCGGAAACATTTATCTGCTGGATGGAGAGGAAACGCCGCAGACGCAGATGTGGATGGTGCAATTTGCGCCGATGTATGAAACGCTGAACGGGAAAAAAGCGTATTCACGGATGCTGATGCGGGTGGAATTGCCGGTGGGAAGCTATGTGATCGTCAAAATGCGCTGCGATGGAAAGCCGTGGAAGGAGTGCGGAAGACTGATTGGACGCGAGGTCAATGTGACGCGGATGCGGTTTGCTGCAAACCGTTGCGATAAATTTGAGCTTCGGTTGGAGGGAAAAGGCCCGTGCGCGGTGCTCGGTATATCCAGAGAATTTATTTTGGGGAGTGATGTGACGTGATCGTATTTCCGGAGAGCCTAAACGCTATACCAAAATCAGACCCTGAGACTGCGTTCCAAATCATCGAGGACTATATCAGGTATATGTGTCAGCGGACAGATTGGGCCATCAGTAATGTTGGCAAAACAGTCAGTGCGGCAGGCGTTTCCAGTGCAGAGATTTACATTTTGCTGACTGCGCTTCAAAACACAGTGTCCGCATTGCAGAGCACAGTGAACAGCCACAGTGCCAGCATATCTGCACTGCTGCAAAGCGTTACGACACTGAGCAATGACCAAACTGCGCTGGCTGGCCGCGTGACGGCACTGGAACAGCGCGTGACGGCACTGGAAAACAACAACACGGAGGGCACATAATGGATATCAGAAAAAAATACGACGATATTGGGAAGAAAAAAACCACACTGCCGTCTTTGGCAAATGCCATTGAGAAATCTTGGGGGGTCGGCCCCTACAACATTGGCAACATCAACGGCTCCCGGAGCACCATAACGCCCACGCCAAGCATTGCAGGGGCTGTTTCCGGTGCGGCACCTCGGAACTATTCAACCACGGGACCGACCGCAGCGGTAACTGGGGCGATTACCGGCGCTATTCCGCGAACACCGAGCGGGCTTTCCCCGGATGCTGTTCTTGCCGGGGCGATCCGTGGCGGCGCAGGCATTTCCTTCTTGCCGACGGATACCGGCAGAGGCGGGGCATCCAGCGGCGGATCTTACGGATCGAATCAGCAGGTAACCCTCCCCGCCAGCATTGACGAGCTGCCCACCTACAACAGCGAGTACATGGACACGCTGAATGAGTTGGCCAAACAGCTGATCAGCATGAACTATGATGACTGGACAAAGGGAAGTCAGTATCAGGCATTGGCTGACCGGTACGGAAATAACGGGCGGATGAGCATGCAGGACGTTCTTGGTCAGGTGGCCAGCCGCACCGGCGGCCTTGCATCCAGCTATGCCACCACGGCGGCGCAGCAGCAGTACAACCAGTACATGGCACAGCTGGAGGAGGTAGCACGGCAGATGTACTCGCAGGATCGAAGCGATTTGCTGGACAACGCCAACCTGTACCGCAATCTGGCCAACGACGAATATGACCGGTACAGGGACAGCTTGGCTGATTATAACGCGCAGAAGGCAGCAGCGCAGGCAGCGGCAAGGTCGTCAGCGCAGACGAAGAACAATTCTGCGGATTATCAATTTGATTTTACCGCAGGGACCGGGCCGCGCATCGAAAATTCCGGCAACAAGGTAAAGGCGACAGGCAGCGGCGTTGCTTCTTTCAGCGACATACAGAGAACAATAAGTGGGCGGCTGTATGCCGGGGATGCCGAGGGAGCGGCGCAGTTGGTAGAATCTGTGTGGGATGATCTTAGCCCGAAACAAAAACAGGATATTAAGAAAATGGGCTTTAACGTTTCTGATTAGGAGGCCGTATGAAGGTAACTTACGTTGGGAATACCGAACGAAACGGGAAAAAGCGAAAAGTAACATATACCGGAACGCTTGGCCCCTCTGCAGCGCAGGAAAAGCGCGGCCCAAAGGCCACATATGTCGGTGTTGATACGAGCAAAGGCTCCTCTGACGGCGTTGCATGGCATACGGACAAGGCTGCAATGCAGGCAAACAAGGAATATTTCAGCTCCAAAAAGCAAAACGACTACAATATTTCCGCCCTTGGCGCGGGGAATTATGGTGCGGACAAGCAGGCCAACAAGGGGTACAACTATGGAAAGGGCCTGCTGAAAGCGGGAGGCATGGGTCTTTCGGCTATCGCACGAGATGTGACCACGCCGCTGGCCTTTGGAGAGCGCACGGTGGCCAAGGGCTGGAACGCGCTGTTTGGAAATATCGCACCGATGAACGAGCGCGGTTTTTTCAACGCATGGGACGAAAATATTGCCCTCGAACAGGAGGGGCTGCAGCAGAAGTACGCGGAAAACACCGCCAAGGGTGGCCAGTATGCGGAGAAGGGGGAGAATCTGTTGGCGTCTGCGGTGGAGGCGCTGCCCTCGCTGGCCATCGCCTTCGCCTCCGGCGGCACCAGCGCGGCGGCAAAGGCGGGCACCTTGGCAGCGCAGACGGCGGCCAAGAGTTCCCCCGCGCTGGTGCAGACGCTGAAGAATGTGGCGGCGGCACGGGCCAAGGACCCCAACTATCTCTCCAGCGCGGCGCAGATCTTTTCTCACAGCTACAACGACGCAAAGACGGAGGGCGTAGATGATAAGCGGGCCGCGCTGTACGCCATCGGGAACGCGCTGCTGGGGTCGGAGATCGAGATCAGCGGCGGTATCCAAAACCTGCCCGGAAAGGTGGCGAACCAGGCGGCGTGGCGGACGCTGGTGAACACCATGCTTGACGAGGGCAAGGAGGAGGTTTTGCAGGGCATCATCGACCGAACACTGCAAAATGCGGTATATGATGCCGATAATCCGTATTTTGGCGTAAACGAAAACGCGATTTTTGATCCGGGCACCGCTGCCGAAGAGTTTGCTGGAGGCGCTATCGTCGGCGGATTGCTGTCCGGCGGCACAATGGGCGTGAATGCCCTTGCCAACCGTGTCGCGTATGGCGCAGCAAAAGCACAGTACAACCGAGATGTGCAGCAGAACACCGCTCCGGAGATGAACGCAAAGTCTGCGGAGGCGGTGGAGGCTGTGACGCGGGGCGAGACCATCACCGGCAATCAGGCGGCGGCTATCGCCCGTGACCCGGTGGCGGTGGAGGTGCTGGAGCAGCGCACCGGCGTGAAACTGGACACGGACAAGCCGATCAGTCAGGTAAAACGGGACATTGCGGGGCTTGCAAGCCGCGAGGTGACGCAGGAAACGCAGAGGGTTACACCTCCCTCCCCTGCTGCGCAGAAACGCGCAGAGAAGCGCGTAGGCGGCTTTTTGGAAAACGGGCAAAAGGCGTATCAGGAAATGAGCCGGACGGCAGAGGACGCACCTTCCCTGTATGCAGGATTTTCCAGCGTGTACAACGCGGGACTGAACGGCATCGAAGCGGACAAGGCCAAGGGCAAGTACGCGGCGATGCTGACGCCGGAGCAGCGGTACGCGGCGTACAATGCTGGGCTGGAGGACGCACGGGCGCAAGTGGCACGGGAGAACGCGGAGGTAGCGTCCGTGACAACCACGGCGGGTGCCGGTCTGGCGGACAACGAGTATAGTCGGTATCTGATCGCAGCAAAGAAGGACACCGCCGCCACGCTGAACACATGGGGCAAGAAGCTGGGCGTCCGGATCGAGATCGTGGATCAGGTGCTTGGCGGCAGAGCCAACGGCCAGTACATCAAAGAGCAGAATCTCATCCAAATCGCCGCTGACAGCGGCAAGCCTCTTTTGAACGTGACCGCACATGAGATCACCCACCGAATGCAGGACTTGTCCCCCTCTGAATACCGGAAGTTCCGGCAGGCTGCGGTGGAGTACAAGATGCGCGAAAACGGCGCGGACACCGAG